GACGACGTCAATCGCTATCCCGTCATCCACACCTGGTCCTACAAACTCGCCGAGGTGGCCTGATATGATTCGAACCACGAAAACGCTGATCTAGGCTTAGCCGCGCAGTGCACGAAGCTGGCCCTGTGTTTGAGAAACAGAGGGTCTGTCGGCGAGGGCTCAGCCACGCGGGCGGATGCCCGACCACCCCTCCCCGCCTGACCATCCCTGCGATCGGCCGCTTCGACTCCCCGTACGGGAAAAACCGCGTCGCGGAGGAGCCGTCCATCTCGTCACGCGCGCTATCCGGCCGCCAACTTCCAAGGCAATTCAGCCGTCAGAACCGGATCGGAAATTCGATTTTCCGGCGAAACAATTCAGGAAAAATCGGTTTTGGCCAATTTTTATTCAGAAAAATATCTGGTGAGCGGTCGCGATGAGTGACGTGCTGATCCGCACATCGGCGGACTGGGTGCCGGCACTGCGTAGCCGGATCGCGGAATTGCGGTTGACCCATCTCGAGGTCGACCATCTTGCCGGGCTGGCCGACGGTCACACGTCGAAAATTCTTTGCGGGATGAAGAAGCCGAGCGGCGAGACGCTGATGCGGCTGTTTGCCTCCTTAGGGCTTGCGCTGATGCCTGTCGTCGAGAAGTGAGTTTGCTGTGTCTGCACCCGCTGTTCTGGGACCTTTGACCAAGGATTTTTTCGCAAGAAACGTGGGCTATATGCATCTAGCCCATACAACACTATCTGCATCGGCTGCGAGCAGACGGTACGGGATGCTGCCGAGCATCAGGTGACCGTACCGCGAACTGCCGTGCACCGCACCATCGTACGTTGCTGATGTCTCCGACAACGGCGATGTTAGTGCCAACGATGGAGACGCCGATGGCAGTCAAGCCGCTGATCAGTTTTCGCACGCAGCCGGAGATCGACGAAGAGCTCAAGGCGCGTGCAGCGAAGGCGCGCACGACGCTGAGCCGCTTTGTTGCGAACATGATCGAGGATCATCTCGCCGCCGAGAAGCAGGAGCGGCCGCTCAGCGCGGCGTGAGGGACACCCCTAAAAGGAAAGAAACCATGGTACATTCGACGGACACCGAGCGGACCGAGGAGCGGCCGGAAGTCTTTCAGGCGGTGATGGCGCTGGTTGCGATCGCAGCCGATGCCAAGGGAACGAGCGCGCGATTGAGCTCCCTCAAAGCCGAGATCGACGCGGCGCGAGCGGCGAAGGCCGAGATCGAGAAGGCGAAGGCCGATCTTGCCGCGGCGAAGACCGCCCAGGAAGCCGAGCTTGGCAAGCGCGAACGCGAGCTTGACGAACGCGCCGAGTGGCTACGCAAGCGTGAGCGTGATGTAGCCCAGAGCCGGGAAACTGTCTTCGCCGTGCTGAATGAGATGCAGCGCCTCGATGCCGCAGATGCGCACCGCGGTGATGAATTATGCAGGCATGTTGTCCGCTTTTAATCCGGCCATTCAGAGTATGCCCTCGTGGGAGGCTCTCAACCGCGAACTGCTCGGCCAGTCGGACCCGCACATGAGCGCCGAGCAGTCTGGCATCGACGCGGAAATGGAAACCGAGCCGTTCGAGGGCGCGGTTGGCGGCGCGACGTTGACCCGTTCAAAACCAGTTTCTGCGACGCGCCGGCAGCGTCTCGCGACCGAGCCGCGGCTTGAAAACTGACAGGAGACCAAACTATGGCCCCGAAGCTTTCCCGATCGATGGACGATCCTCGCATTCCCGGCACTGGCGGCGGGGCACCTGTTCCGCAGCCGCCCACTGGTGCGGCCAGCGCACCACCGCCCGGACTTTTGAACGCAAATGGGCCGCTCACCACTGCCGATCGCACGCTCTCGCATCAGGCTGTGATGGGTGATGTTGTCCGCCCAGCGCCGGGCACCGCGCTCGCCGCAGCTCGATCGCGCGTCAATGCGAAGTTGAACCGCTGATGGCAAATCCCCCGCCGCCCAACGTTCAAACCGCCGCCGCGGTTGTGCGGAACTAGCTCGACAACGAAGAGCGTATTCTGTCACCCGATGAGATCGCCAAGCTCGACCCGTCCGCCCGTCTCGAGTATACGCGCCGGCGCTCTCAGGAAACCGCGATGCCTGACTGGCAAGATCCGAGACTTCCGAAACCGCGATGACGCGTCAGGTTGCCCGCAGCACACTCGATATTGCCGATATCGCTGCCGAGCGCGCGCGCCGCGGGCCTGCGATCATCAAGACGGATGCGCACGGCCGCGAGCTCTATGAGCCCGACGGCGCGGTCCTGACCAAATTTTTGATGAGTGATTGCAAAGTTGACATCGTGCAAGGCCCAATTGGCAGCGGCAAGACGAACGCGATGTTCCGTCGCCTCGGTCGGCACGCGATGCAACAAACTCCGAGTCCACGCGACGGACTGCGGAGAACACGATGGGCCATCATCCGCAACACGTTCCCAGAATTGAAGCGCACAACGATTCCTACCTGGCGCCGCGTCTGGCCGGCAAATTTGTATGGCGACGTGAAGATGGGCAGTCCGCCGCGCCATGAGATCGCATTCGGCGATGTTCGGATCGAGGTCGATTTCCTCGCGCTAGACGACGAGGACGATATCAAGAAACTGCGGTCAGCCGACTATACCGGCGCCGCGGTGCACGAGGTGCAATACATCGATCTGCCTCTCTTCCGCGAGGTGCGATCACGTACAAACCGTTTTCCCGCGGAGTCCGACGGCGGTGCGACCTGGCATGGTGTCATTGCCGACGCCAACGTGCCGGACGAAGATCACTGGTTGGCGATGATGACCGGCCAGGTGGATATGCCTGAGGGCATGACGCTCGAGGAGCGGCGTGCCTTGCAATGGCCTTCGCATTGGGGCTTCTTCCTGCAGCCGCCGGCGAGCCTGAAGATCCGCGACAATCGCGGGGCTTTTCTCCGCCACGAAATCAACCTCGACGCCGAGAACCTGCGCTGGCTGGCGTCGGATTACTATCTCGACCTGCTCGACGGCAACTCGCAAGACTGGATTGATAACCGTCTCGGCAACGAAACGATCCTCGTGATCGACGGCTCGCCCGTGTGGCCCATGTTCCGCCGCGACTTCCACGTAGCCAGAGAGCCGTTGCGGCCGGTGCGCGGGCACGACGTGATGGTGTGGCTCGACTTCGGTCGCGTCTATCCGGCGGCCCTATTCGCCCAGGAGATCAACGGCCGCATCAACGTGCAGCACGAGATCCTCGGCTTCAACGAAGGAGCGACACTGTTCGCACCGAAGGTGAAACGTTTCCTCGAGCAGCATTACGAGGGATGCGCGTTCCGTTGCGTCGGTGATCCCAAGGGCCGCGACAAGGGCCAGGCGACCGAACAAAGCGCCTACGACGTGTTCAAGTTCAACGGCATGCCGGTGACGCCGGCCCCGGTGGCTGGCAACGACATCTCGACGCGCATCGAGGCCGTCGCCTATGCGTTGAACGACAATCCCCGCGGCGTCAATCGCCTCGTGATCTCGCCGCTGTGCCGCACCCTTATCGTCGGCATGGCGGGCCGCTATCACCTTGTCAAGGAAGAGGACGGCGAGCTCAGGCCCAAAAAGGACAAATACAGCAACCTGTGCGACTGCCTCCAATACGGCTGCCTTTCGCTTGGCGAAGGCCGCCGCATGATCGGCCTCAAGCCTGCCTCTGACATCAAGCCGAAGCGGATCGCTCCGGAGCGGCGAACCCTGCGCAGGGTGACAGCATGAGCAAGCGCGGACCGGGACGGCCCCGCAAGCGCGGGTGGCCGAAGAAGGCGCTAGGCGATCCCGTCGACCATCGGCTGACGCCGAAGATCCGCACGGCCATTCTTGCAATCGTTGAGGATGGCCTGGCCCGTGCCGACGCCGCGAAGCTGGCAGGCTTGACGGACGACGCTCTCCGCAAATCGATGAAGGACAACCCGGTCGCGCGCGAATTCTACATGAGCGAGGTCCGCGCGCTGATGCAGTTTGCGAAGGCGAAGGCCGCGCACGCGCTGATCAAGGAGCTCGACGGTCCGAACGCCGCCGCCCGTGTCGCGGCAGCGCGCTCGATTTTAGAGGACTGTGAGCGCGCACCGCCCGGCAACAACATGCCGCAGATACCGGGCTTTGCGATCCTGATCGCGGATGTGCGAACGGCGCAAGCTGTACCAATCGCGCCGGTGATTGATCAGATCGCGCACCATCCTGTCGAGCAGGACAAATGAAAATGCCCCGCCTCGCTCAGCGGTTTAACGAGACGGGGCACTCGTGGGTTTGGGGGCATCGGACCC